GACGAGGCGAGAGCCGCAGCATGGAAAGCCTATTATGCGGCGACAGCCCCAGCATGGAAAGCCTGTGAAGAGGCGACAGCCGCAGCATGGAAAGCCTATGAAGAGGCGAGAGCCGCAGCATGGAAAGCCTATGACGAGGCGACAGCCGCAGCATGGAAAGCCTATGACGAGGCGATAAAATGACCGAAACATGCGCGTGTTCGGGAGAAATCATAGGCATAGACAAGCGGTATGATTCCGTTTGCCTTGCAATCTTTTTGACCCCAGAAGATAGCATAGACCCCGCGCAAATATTCGAATGGAAGATAGGCACAAAGGTTAAGGTGATAGAATGAGCCTTGAATACAAGGGCGGCATAAATTGGGAAATAATCAACGATTTCATCCAGCAGCGGAACAGTTTAAAACTTTTCCTTTTTCTTAGTCTTGGATGCAAGCCCCTGAAAGATGTTATCATGTATCATCCAGACTGGACGGTACATCAAGGAACGCGTACCCTGGTAGAATTTGAAGATAGAGCAAACGAAGCCCTTGATAATCCAGCGGTGTATATCGAAGCCATCCCCAAACGGATGCCGCTGGTCGAAGTATATGAGAACTTTGACCGCATGTGTTTACACGATACGCTATGGAAAGACAAATATAGCACCTGGTGGGAAGAAATAGAGCATCAATACGCGAACGCGGCGATACCATGAGCATACAAAGCGATGCGGCGAAAGCGCATATTGAGAAATTACTCGAAACGGCATATCCATCTGAACCGTACACGGCGGTTTTTGGAGAACCATACCCAAAATGGGTAAAAGAGTATCGCTTCAACCGGGAACGGCTATGGCGGTTCGATTATGCCGTCCCCGTCCTTCTCTGTGCGATAGAGATTGATGGGGGAACCTTTCAGGGTACACGGACTGGGCACAGTTCAGGCGTAGGTCTAAGAAACTGGCGGGATAAGAATAACGCTGCTATGTCGCAGGGCTGGCGTGTCTGGCACTATGCTCCGGAAGAAATCATCAAGGCAGGGCGCAAAACCCTGTCCGATGAACCAATATTGCTTCGGCTGCCCTGGGTGGGACAATGACAAAAGACCGCAGGTATAGAGCGAATAGGTCAGTATTGTATAAGGGATGCGTTGAAAAAGACCCCATGCACCACAAGAAAGGCAAAGCGTTCATGGAAGCGTTTGATGAAGCGTTTGGGTTGGAGCCGCTATGAATATCCTTGAAGCTTACATTTCATGATAGAACGTAAACCTTTTTGGAGAATTGAGGCTAAAAAAGAAAGAGATAATTAGAGAACCGAAAGGTATATGTATACATAACAACATGTGTGTATATGTCAAGAATGGCAGGAAAGGTGAAAATATGATGAAAATCAGAATAGAATGTAGTATATGCGGGTCAAGCACATGTGCGGATGGGCGATATATCCATCATCGTTCAGGCACTGTAAGTTTTCTGGTCTATAATGCTAACCAGAAATGTTTGCGGTGTGAGGAATTGGAAGAAAAGGAGGAATAATAATATGAAAGGACATTCAGAAGATTGCCCCTGCCATATGTGCGAACTTGAAAGAGAAGATGAAGAACGAACGAAAGAAAAGGGGGAATGAATGGATACATATCGAATACTAACACCCCCTGAATATATCGCGCTCGTGGATGCAGTCCCAAAGAGCCAGCACCGGATACTAATTCAAACGATGATGTTTACAGGGATGCGATATAGAGAGCTTTTATCACTCTCCCGTAATATCAAGTGGTTCGATGCAAAGAACAATGCTATATCGATTCCTGCACAGCATACAAAGACAAATATAGCCCGTACAATACATCTTACCCCCGGGTACTCTAAGGTCTTAGCTCAATACCTCCGTGAGTTCAAGACCTTAGAGTTTCCATCCCGGGCTGCTATGAATCATAATTTACGGCGATGGTGGAAGGGCACAGGAACGGACATACCCGCCCCGGCTCCAAAGACCTTCCGTAAGACATGGGAAAGCTGGCTGTTGTTCACAGGATATGACTATTTGAAGGTATGCGCCTCACAGGGGCATAGCCCACAAATAGCATATAATCACTATGCCAATATCGAGGCGCGCCTTAAATCCGAAGCTGAAAAGGTCAAGGAACTAACGGCGGGATGGGGAACATGATTTTAAAAGAATTGGATATGAGTAAATATCTTGTATTGAAACGGGAAGATTTGTCATGGTTGTCCGAGCGAGAACGGGATTTGTTTTTTGAGTCTATTGAAAAGATAGACCGCTCACGAAAACGCAACGGCAAGCCACAAAATGAATATCTTGTTTTGAACCTTGATGAAAATGTCGGGACTGGCCGGGCAGACTGTTTCTCACGCGGAGGGGATTTTTAATTTTTGGGAGGAAAAAATGTCAAAACCCGGAATCCGCCTGGATGATGATATTTATGTCTGGCTCTTTAATCATCGAACCACGAAGGAAAAAAGGTTGCTGTGGTTCTATTGGAAAATAAAGAGGTCGAATGAGTATCGCAAGTAATCGACTCCGGGTTGAAACCCGAAGCATTACGCAAACATAGGCGCATGAGGATTATATAGAGAGGTGATAAAATGGTAAATCTAAAACAAATTACGGCATGGATATGTGAAGGATGTAAGCGAGTATTAATAGATGAAGACGATGCAGCAACTCATATATGTGAGAGAGAACAAGTACAAACAGAGGTTAAAAAACCTGTGATTGAGCATATTGTTTTAGGGGATATTCAAATATGGCTTCCCAAAAACGATGCTAATATGATTGTCTTGGCAAAGAAATCACTGGATTTGTATAAAGAACATATATTAGATGCGCATGTTTCCGTTTCAAGTGTTTGAAGTTTCTCCCCGCAGTCACCGACTCCGCTTTGAAAAGCGAGGCATGACGCAAGCATGGGCGCATTAATTAACATAAAGAAAAGAGGTAACAATCCCCGTACGCCGCCTGCGGGCTTTGTACGGGGCATTCACGAAACGAAACGGGTAACTCATGCCTGCGGGCATTCGTAAGATGATGCGTTAACTTTATTATGTTTAACGCCAATAGTTTAAATCGAGCAACATAGTACCTGATAAACTGTATTAGTAGCGAAATGATGGCTTTGAGAAACAAAGCGGTATGGTGTTCAGGAAACGTGTATGGATAACAGAATGCTCATAAAAGAAGTTCTGTTATCTCACAACTATGTAACCATTTAAGCCCACATGGGCAGCAAACTGTTTAGGAATGCTTTAAAGTTGTGGATAAAATGGTTCTGGTGCGGGCAAAACACAGTAGGTACAGTTAAGGGCTTCTGTAAAAAGCCCCCCAGAAACTCCCGAAAAGAGATGATAGTAAATGCTATTAGAACAACTTTTAGAAAAGAAAGATGTAATATTGTATCTGAAATTGCGTGCTGATTTTTTGAGAGAAATCAAACATCGTGAAACGATTAAAGAGCCACCTGAAAACAGGGAATTTATAGTAAAGCGTTTTGAAGGACGTATAGAGGAACTTACAAAGTTACTCAATATTATAATTAATGGTCAGATAAAAAATATGTCCAAGAGTTATTTTCATAAGTTGGAGAAGTTGGAGGAGAACAAATTATGAAACTAAAAGACTTGATAAAAGAACTCGAATTATACGATAAAGAGTTGCAGGTCATTGTTCAAAGCCAGCCGCTTATCATGGTCGATATCGGTAGCTTTGATAAAAAGACAGTCGTTCATATATTCTCATTGGATGAACAGAAGCTTAAGGCACACATGCAAGAAGATATAAAAACGTCTGGTGCTGAACGAAGAAAATTTCTTCATACCATGATGAAAGGATTCGTTCCCTGACGCATGAGAACACCAGCATGCCGAAGTGAATGCTCCCCGCAGTTACCTTCCCCATGATTCGTCTGTGATGCTCCTGACGCTCTCTATAAGGTCTTTCAGCTTAACACCCTGTGAACATGCCACAGATGACCGCCCTATGTGTGTGGGGGTCATCTCAAGCGCGTAATAGTCGTCCAGCTTCCAAACAAAATAACCCTTCTTATTATGTTGCGCCGCTTCTGTGGTGAGTTCCTTAATCCTTTTTCCCCTTACATCGAAATGATAAGAGCCGTATTTCTCATGAGGGCTAACAGAATCAAAACACAAAGGCATATTATCAATCCATAAATCCCACCCACGGCTGTTCCCGTTCTGGAGTATTACTATGTCTGGCATCCACTCCCTTAGACGTAAAGCGAAGTGGTTTTCAATAGTCATTCCCTTCTGTAAGCCGCTTGAAAGCTCCATCCCACCCTCTAAGATGCTCCTTATTTCCTGTTTGGTGTTGTATGTTTGCGTAACGGGTTTAAGCTGGAACCAGAAAGGCTGTCTCAGGTCTCGCTCATACCCACCCTCGACCTGGCACACATCAACATAGATGTAAATATCATCCAGCCACGGCTTTAAGTCAATCGGATATAATAGATTTTGTTGAATCTCGCATAGTTGCCCGTTTTCCGGGTTGCACCATTTCTTACAGGGGTGTAAAAAATAATCAGTCTGTTCCCTTATCCTCACATCAACAAAAGACGCGCGCTTAGCTTCATAGATGACATTGTACTCGCGTTTGCGCGCGTTAGAGAGTATATCAGTAACCGCCTGGTTTACCTCGCTCCATGATTGCCGGGAATCAGCACAAAAGCCCCAGAACTCATCAAACAGGCTGAACCCATCCCTTATCCGGTCAATATCTTTCAGGCTGGTTATAAAGTGGGGATTAAGCCCGGGGATGCCATATAGGAAAAAGTTTGCATGGATTTTATAACTGAGGCTGTGATAATGCGCCGCTAACCATGCCAGCAATGCGGTTTTTCCTGCTCCCTGATTACCAACTACACCAACAATCATTTTAGTAGCCTCCTATTTTATCATCTGACTATCTTCTTTCTTTTCTTCTCGCATCTCGTTTTGTTTATACGCTTGATACATCTTAACTATTTCATCTCTCCCCTGCCTATCCACAGGCAACCCAAGCCCTAAGAACCTCATCAGATAATCAGCAACGGGTTGATTATGAAACTCGCTGTCATTCCAGGGTATTCCGTTTTCTATTGCGTGTTTCTTGGATTCCGGGTATGGGTTAGAAACGATATTGTCATAAATAATAGCTATAAGCTGCCTCTGGTCTGCCGTAATGTGTGTATTCTGGTATTTGTCCCCGGCAAACGTACGCATGAAATCAAGTTCAAGCTCTTTCAGCGCAATCTCTCTATCCTTGATTGTTGGCGGTGCTTTCTTCTCCCCAGCCAACGGCGGCTTATCAGGATGCGATATGGGAGGTGATTGCATGACGGGGATAGGCAAGACTACCCTATTATCATCATTCTTCTGTTGTGGATGATAAGACGTTTGTTTAATCTCGGGTAATAGTTCATCGAGTAACGTATTTTGTGGTTTGGTCGCGCCTATCCCAAGAACTGCCTTTTTAACCAGTTTCTTTTTCTTTGATGGCATCTTATTCCCCCGGCGGTAGTGTTGGTGGGGGGAGTGCCTGGATGATTTTTAATATTTCCTGGCTACTTGTGATGCTGATATATGCGTTTGCAACCGCCGCAATAATAGAAACTGCAATAGCGATAATCAACAAGACAATGAGCTTATTTTCGATTGCCAACACCAAAAGCATTTTAAGGACGTCACTTTTGTTTTGGATATCGAATTCTTTAGTGAAGCAGAAATATTTATATTGTGTTAAATCTCTTTCGACTTTAACAGGCTCTACTTCATCCGATTTATAGAATAGTGTCCCGTTATTGATGCAATCTTTAACATACATATACGGTTTACCGTAAATAATGTTTGTGCCTTCACAAAAAACTCTATCCCCACTGTCCCCAGTATCGATAAAATGATAATGCAGATACATGCTCCGATTTCTCAAAAAAAGGATAATCTTTCTCAGGTAAGCATGATAGATAACAAGACATAGAGAACCCCATGCGAAAAAGAACGCATAGAACCACAGGTCAGATGCCATTATTCCTTTCTCCATAGGAAACAGGTTTCAACGGCTTCCTTACTGCTGTTAATCGCATCGTTCCAGCCCGTTCTATAATCTATTACGCCCCACAACAGATATATCGCAAGCAGTAACGATAAAAAGTTAATATATGGCATACAAATAAAAGCCAGTTCTTTTAAATTCGTTTTAATCATCTCCTAATACTGTTTTTATATTCTTCAACGCTCCAAAGCCCCTTCGCTTCGAGATACCGCAGATATGCGTTTAAATCTCGAATCTCAAACAATGTTGTATTTTGTGTCATATTCCCTGATTTATGATTATCAACCAGCTTAAACCCTTTTTTTGTCTTTATATGTCGTAATTTAGTCATTGTTTACGCTTCCTGATAAATCCTATAACCACACCCGCGCCAAGTATCCCCCCAGCAAGCCCGTACGTTCCAGATAATAAAATCGTTCCATCCTGTTCTGTTTGTTTCGCCTTAATATCAGCAAGGGTGTTGATGATGAGCACATCATTCGCTAAAAGCAACGCATCGGTTGGGTCACTTGTCAATGTCTGAATAGTGATGACATTGCTATATGGTGAGATATTATTTGAAGTATCATTAACTCTTAACCTGAAGTCATAAGTCTGTCCTGGGGTCAATCCTGGGGCTGTTGTGGCGTTTGTGGTAGTATTTCCTAAGTAAGAATAAACTCCAGTGGTATTGACTGCAATCTCCCAAAGATACCATCCATTTATTTCAGTATTGTTCGTAGAGTTAAGAACTATTGTAGTTGTGCCTACCGTGCCATTGCTGATTGTTGGAGCATTCGGCGCGGTAACATCTGCTGATACATTCACATAAAAAGTCATATTCAGGTAAGGGTACGGCTGCGTTCCTATCGTGCCGTTAAGGTCAGTGATATTGACCTGAGAAGAATAATTCCCGATTCCAAGCCCTGAGAAATCAAAAGAACATGATGAACCCTGTTTTAATGTGCCGTTCACGGTCATGGAGATATTGAGGGTGTTGCTTTCAGCATCGTTGGGAGTACAGGAAACCGTCATAGCACTCCCGAAATCGAATGCCTGATTATTTACGCTACCTGTTGGGGCATTGTTGTATGGGATACTGAAATTAAGCGTGGCGTTATAATTTGCCGCTATGGCACTGAATAAACCCCAGACATGCGTAGTATTGTAGTCCGAACTGGTTAGATTCGCCTGGATATTTGATGTTGCCGTTAGCGTTCCTTTATATGTTGAATCCGTGAAGGTTGCTGAATTGAGAGGATATGTAAGCGTAATGTTGGTTGCATATTCAGAAGGTTGATAGGTTGTATTCTGCCAATAATATCCGTTTGATGCCGTTATGTTCTGGCTCTGTGTATCTCCCTGATATTTCACTGAAAGGGTAACAGTCATACCATTATAAGAAATATTGTTGAAAAATGAAAAGTTCTGAACAGGATTAACATAATTAGTAAATGGAATAATAGTATTACCATTACTGGAATTTAAAGTCGGTGTGGTTGTATTTGTCTTTTCTTGCATCCAGAAAGTATATTGAGTTTTTCCTGTTCCGATAGTCAGATTTTGAATTTCTGCGTAATTAAAATAAGTAACTGAATATTTAGATGTGACCACTCCAACGTATCTGATATTTCCATTTGAAACACCCGAAGAAATATTTACACCATTAGCATAAACGGTTACTATTCCGTTCGTGCGATTGATATTATAAAATACATTTTGGAGATTTGAAACCGTAGAATATCTATTTAAAAATTGTGTTGCTGGAAATAAAGTTGCGTTCTTTATTACAGTATCGCCTGAGCTTGAATCATCAAGTCCCGCCCACGTTTCAACAGTTCCATTGGCGTACATAAGTCCAATACCTATTTCACCAACCACTAACGCAGTAGGATTATTTACACGAACATTGAATGAAATATTATAATTTCCCGTTCCTATCTGAGTCGAAGCATTGAATATACTATCTTTAATCCTGTTTTGCGCTCCTGTTGCTGATAATTCCTTAAAATATGTGCTTGTTGTTGCATCTATCACACGCAACCACCCTGAAACAACGCTGTCGGTTATTGTGTTTACAGCATCATTATCCCATTTCGTGGTATTATCAGCCCACGATTCAGAAAACCCGGGATTGAAGTTTGTAAAGGTTCCTGTAATATTTGTCGCATTTACGGGAGCTGAAAGGTTTATCCAACTTCCGTTATTCAGTCCTGATGCAGTCACATTGTAGTATCCAATCGCCCCGCCTTCAATCGTGGGGTCAATCCATCTTAAATTATTATAAGCGTTCCCGACTTCGATATACTGATTAAAGTTTTTGTTTGCATCAACATTGCTGGTTACAATGTATCCACCGTTAATATCATTCCAATTATATTTCACAAGGTCTGAAAACTCAAAGATTTTAGTAAGATTAATCAAATTTGCTTTGTTAGAGGGTACAGCATTGCTCTTGAAATCAATCTGATAATTACGATTGTAGCTTCCGTTAATTCCCCACGTCATTTTAATTTTAGAACCCATATCATTAAACTTAACATAGAGTCGTGAACCACTATCCAGCGTGTAATTTTGCCATAAAGTAGAGCCTATCAGATTAGATGATACTGATACCGGGTTCTCATTCTGCCAACTTCCTCCCCCTGTCGTTTTCCAGCTTTGTACGGTTGGAAATGTCCAGTAAGATAAGATTGTTCCCTGTGGGTCCATGATGTACCAATATGCGTTTATACCATCCCAAAAGGTTTTTACCTGGATATTGCTTGAAGTTGTAAGTGTGAAATTGTTTGCGCTGTTCTGGATTATTGACGCCGAGGCTGATTGGGTTAGAGCCAGAAAGACCAAAAACATAATGCATGTTGCTCTCATTTCTTCTCCCTATTAATTATCAGCTCCAAAAGGATGAGCGCAAACAACAGCAGATAAACCCATGTAATATTTATATCGTTGATTAAAGAGAGCTGATTAAAGCCATATAAAAGCGTAGCCGTGAACGCTATAAAAAGCATGTTCTTTCTTGATGTATAGAAAAACACCGCCCATATCAAGATAAAAAGGATTAGTACCGCGCCGCTCATACTGGTAGCATCTCCCTAACAACGATAACCAGCCCTACAACAAACACCGCACCGAACATGAGATTAAAAAAAATAAGTTCAGGCTGTGTGAATATGTCCCAACCCGCGGAAAGAATATCATCATACGATATATTGTCGCTTCCTATCTGCTCCCCGATAAACAGCGCATTAAACGCGCCCCATACCACCAGGAACACCGCGCCTATTATAACGAGTTTAAACATGCCGTCCGTGACTTGTGGCATGAGTTACCTCTGTTTTGTAACAGACGTTCCAACCAACACCGCAACGATGACAAAGACAATCGCCGCCTCTAAGAATACAATCCATAAAGGTATCATGTGCCCGGAGTAATCGCCTGGGGCGAGATATAAGATGGGAATGGATATCATAGCCCCGCCAATCATTCCAGCCGCGCCGCCGTACATAGCACCTATACCAACGAACATAACAAGAATGATGATAGCAAGCCATGAAGATGAGCCAAGCCAGTCAATGGATGCAGCCGCACCAGTTCCTGTCGTCCCTTTGTTTATGCTTATTGTAATTTTTGCTTTTTCTACATTATTCTGAATGAGTTTAATTGTTAGAGTATCGGCTTTGTTTTCCAATGAAGACGTATTAAAAGAAACGGATTTACTCCCCACTACTGTTTTACTTGGATATGCTGGACTGCCATCTGATTTTAAAATAATGAGTTCAGAGGTTTTAGGGGATTGATACTGAACCGTAAATGATTTACCCCAAACCATATTTGCCGGGGTGGATAAGCTATAATTAGCTGCAAGAATTGGTAACAATTCCGTAACACTTATGTTATTATTTCCTGTTACTTTTGCGGTGTACTTGCCTGGAACCGATAAATTATTCGTTGCTATTGTATAATTTTGTACTGTTGTGGCTGCCGAAAATGTACCGGAATATAAAACGGTTGAGTTCGGATAAGTTATTGTTAAATTTTCGCTCCCACTTGGAATATAAACATTAACCCTCATATTTTCGCCAAGATAATATAACGAAGATTCCCAATTTGCCACAGGGATAGAGCTTGTTATAGTGAAATTGTTTACGACTGCAACCGTCCATGACCAATCAAATAAATCCTTACCGCTTAGATAAACTGAATAAGTACCGATTGGATAGGTTTTTAGAGCAACGAAAGATTCTTTATTTGGTGCAACGCCGAAATCACTATCATAAGAATCTAAGCAGTTTGCTTCATCGTTAAAAGGGCATACTGATATTTTATAATAAGAGTAAGCATTTAGGGTTTTATAGTAAGCGCTGATAGCTGTTCCTTGATTTGAAGGGTCGGGTAACACTTTAACATAATGCTTCTGCTCTATAACCTCTGTGGTACTTTTATTTATTACCATATTAGTATTATTTACATTGTTGGTAGCATCAAAAGTAAAAGAAATGCTCTTTGATTCATAACCATCTTTTGAATATGAAATGTTGTAAGTCCCGAAAGGCACATAGAGATTGTAAAAACCTATTGCACTGCTCTTTGTATTGTTATTGAACGACTGGTAAATTGTAGCATCTGCAAGCGGTTTTAAGTTGCATCCAGTACAGAAAGCAGTTACGAAATAATTAAAATCCCATTTCGAGCCATAACCCGAATAGAAATAAAGCCATACTTTAATCTTTTTATCGCCGTCAGTGTCCGTGTCTGCAAACTTTCTATAATCAGCCGTTGCATACTCATTATTTCCTGTCTGGATAAGAACATCTTTATAATTCGGAGCAACTTCAATATCATCATCTGTAAACCCATATCCTATTTTCCCCTGTGTGCCATCGTTTTTAGTTCGTATGGTTAAGGAATAAGTTGTTAAGCTCGTATCAGAGCTAAAATCCATTACCATTTCGGCTTCGGAATCACTTCCGGTTGAAGCGTTAAAGGTTACTTTCATCTCAGGTTTATCTGGTAAAAAGTCTATCCAGTTTATTAAGTCAATAAAGAAATTGGCATAAGCAATATCAGAACTTAGATAATTATACCAAAATGTGATTAAATCCCATGCGCTGACTACGCTTTTTTGCCGAACGTCATAGGATAAACTTACTTCTATCCAATGTGATTCGCCATCCCCTTTCATATTTTTAAAATTACCAACTAAATATAATTCAGTTGTAGCCGTTGAGCTAACCAACCAACGATAATCTTTATTTTCTTCAACATACTGTATTGAGAAAATCGCATTACCCTTATAAAATATAGAAATAAGGGCAGAATTTCCGCTAACATCAACATCATTAAGTTTAAAAACATAGGTGTTTAAATCCGGTGCTGGGAGAGTTACAGTTGAACCTGCATAAATTAAATAATTTTTCCCACCCTTAAATATCTGTTTAATACTCTTCAAATCCCCTACAATAGACTTACTCCCACTTTCATTAGTCCATTCATAGATGTTTCCATAAAGCCGGGCTTTGTTGGGCGTTAAAGTAAAATTATAATCTGTCCCACCAATATTAAAAGTTTGTGAACCGGATGATGTAACATATCCATTCAGACTTACGTTATAATTATAAGTTCCATTTTCATAAATATCAACATTCCAGTAACCAAGCAAATCCGAGTAGTCAGTTACGTTAAAAGTCGCATTGGATAGAGTTGCTTTGGCATTGAAAAGGGCATTGCCATTTGTGTCTTTGACGTAGCCGGAGGGGTCAAAGGGGGTTATAATTGCTGATAACTGAACTTTAATGATTTTAGCTGGATTAGTATTAGTGCCGAAATAAGCAAAGGTATTGGTTGAATCAATAACACCAAACCTTAAGTAACCACTACTTGTTGTTAAGCTCGCTACTTCCGTGAAATCAGATAATTGCACTTTAAAAATTTTAGTAGTATCAGTTCCGAAATAAGCAAAGGTATTGGTTGAATCAATAACAGCAGACACAAAATAACTTGCGTTTGTTGTTAAACTTGCTACTTCCGTGAAATCTGATAATTGAACTTTAATAATATTTGGTGGAGAGTTTATATAAGTTCCGAAATAAGCAAAGGTATTGGTTGAATCAATAACAGCAGACGACCTTAAATAACTTGCGTTTGTTGTTAAACTCGCTACTTCCGTGAAATCTGATAATTGAACTTTAATGACTTTTGCAGGGGAAGTATCAGTTCCGAAATAAGCAAAGGTATTGGTTGAATCAATAACAGAAGATTTAAACCAATCTCCGCTTGTTGTTAAACTCGCTACTTCCGTGAAATCTGATAATTGAACTTTAATGACTTTTGTAGGGGAAGTATCAGTTCCGAAATAAGCAAAGGTATTGGTTGAATCAATAACAGAAGATTTAAACTTATTTCCGCTTGTTGTTAAACTCGCTACTTCCGTGAAATCTGATAATTGAACTTTAATGACTTTTGCAGGGGAAGTATCAGTTCCGAAATAAGCAAAGGTATTGGTTGAATCAATAACAGAAGCTAAATCAAAATATGGTGCACTTGTTGTTAAGCTTGCTACTTCTTCAAAAACAGCCCCCGCCGTCCCCGAAAGAAGCAATACCGCAAGCACGATAAAGATTAAATTTGTAAATTTAAAAAAAGAAAACGGAAGGGCATGTTTTACATCGTGCCCTAAAGATGTTTTCATATTCCTCATTTCTTGCCCTTCATAGCAAAGTTGAGTATCGCGATTACGATTGATGCAACCACGATAACACCGATGGCGCCAATCGCGGTTACTGTTGCCGCGCTCAGCCCGGTGGTGTTTGCCTGTGCAAGCTGTTGTAATCCGAGTGGTATTAACACCAGGGCAACAAGCAAAACCACGATTGTAGCCTCCTGCACGAGAGCTGCGGGAGACGAGGCGTCCTCATTCTTAAACACACCAAGGACACCGTCCTTAATATCATGTACCGCGTCCCTTACTCCTAACATTTTTGCTCTAATTGAAAACATTTATTTCACCTGCCTATACACCAACATGTTTTATGATTCTATATATAATTAACTCAATAATGGTTTATAGAAGTTTAAAACACACCGATTTACTTTTGCATGACTTGAAGACAGGCAAAACTCTTTTTCCCTCGATAAGAATAGTTGCGCTTTCGCGCTGATTGTACATTTGTCCACTGAAAGTTTTTTATAATCATGTCTGTTGTTATTGGTTGTCTTTTTTTGATGCAAAATGGGTAACTATATATGATTATCCAGTATAGGATAGTATTGTTGGTGAGACCGATAAGCCCAGTGCCCGAAGGGGCGGCTGGTAAAACCTGTCAAATCCAAAGTACGATAAGAAGAAACCCGGAAAGATGCGCCGGGGAAAGTGCATCTATCACCCCCAAGAATGAGGTTTTTGATGGAAGAGAACGAAAAATCACCAAGCGCGGGATGGGAAGAAACATATTTTATTATGCGGGTGTATCTATGAAAAAAAATGGTTCTAAAGACTGGGATATAAATCCAAAAGATAGAAAACTATTTAAAAACAGACCATCAAAAAAATATAGAAACTATTAGTAAGAGCTTACAGCAACTCAAAAAATCCGAACAGAAAACGGTATCCCTGCCTGTGTTTGGCAACTTTACACAGGAAAAAAAGAACGGCTTGCCGCTGGGGATGAACTATTAAAGTTGTATTTTTCTGATATATATTATAATTAGCATATTCTAATAATAGATGCAGACGGAAGGGGCGCGGAGCGCCCAACTCTTCTTATCGAGGGAAAAAGAGTTTTGCCTGTCTTTGATAATCTATATATATTAGTTAGTATATATACGAATTAAGAGAGCGCGTCCAAATCGGACACCAACACTTTTTTATTAATGCGCTCCCTTTCCTCTTATAGGAAATCTATATATACCATCATGATAATGGTTGTATTGCATCACAGGGCGCAAAAACAGCCCTATAACAGATGCAGGAAAGGAATTAAGAAACATGATAACAGAAAGACCCCGGAACTGTTGCACCCGCTTAACTGAAAAAGAAATCAATGATATTAAGCGAGTAACAGGAAAGGCAACCATTGAAGCATCACTGCAAGATGCAGTCGAGTACCGCATAGCGAATACAACAACGAAAAAAGAAAAGGTGAATTAGATGACAGAATGGAAACCAGTCGAAGGAATCGCGAAAGATTATTGGAAACCGGAAAAACCCGGTGATGAAAGACAGGGAAAAATGCTACGCTGTGAACCCGGAGAGTACAAGGGACGAGCAACAACCCAGTACGTCATACAGACTGACAAAGGCGAGATGTATACCCCAAATCATGCCGTATTGAATGGCAAACTCATTCAAGTCAAAGCGGGACAATTCGTCAAAATCGTATATCTTGGAACAGCCGAAAAGACCAAGAAAGGAAAGGCAGCCGCCGAGCTATATGACGTGTTCGTTTCAGACCAAACAGACTTGGAAACTCCGCCCCAAGACAACACCATCGGAGACTTGGCGGGAAAGATACTCCAAACCCTCAAACAAGCACCTGCGGGTATGCAGGACGGCGCGTTCTGGGACACGGTGACTACCATAGTCGGCAATATGTCGGGAAGCATCAAAATTGTTGATAAGCTCAAAGCGGAAGGCAAAATCACACAAGAGCACGGCACATGGAGAGCAACATGAACCCCGTTCTCGGTGCGAGAGCCCCAGCACAGAAAGCCTATGACGAGGCGACAGCCGCAGCATGGAAAGCCTATGACGAGGCGACAGCCGCAGCACAGAAAGCCCATGACGAGGCGAGAGCCCCAGCACAGAAAGCCTATGAAGAGGCGACAGCCGCAGCACAGAAAGCCTATGAAGAGGCGACAGCCCCAGCATGGAAAGCCTGTGAAGAGGCGACAGCCGCAGCATGGAAAGCCTATGACGAGGCGA